AGTTGCATTAATCCTCCTCCCATGTTTTTTATACTTTATACTTAGAAAAAAATTTCAGAAAAAACCGTAAATTATTTTTTGTTTTATATTATAAAATATGAATATCGAACCTTTAAAATCTTATCTCCAAAATAAAAAAGATATTAAAACAGAATTATCCAAATTCTTAGATGATAGTGTTTCTAAACGAATAGAAAATACAGAATATATAGAAAAAGGATTTTTACTAACTGATAACCTTTATTTTATCAAAAAGAATACACATGAACTTGAACATATAGGATATCTTTATTGTATAGATGGAAATACTTTAAGTATAAGGCAAAGTCAATATAGAAATGTAACATTAAACTCCAAAGAATATTACATTTTCAGAAAAAAGAAAAAGAAAACAAAGAGACAAATGATGGAAGAGTTACTAGAAACTTTATAAAAAGTAAAGCGGATGTATGTTATTTACATATTTTCTACAAACTGGACAATTTTTAGTATTGTCTAATATCATATTTTGCGTTATAGTTTCTATATCTAAACTTTTCTCTAAACAAGATTTACAAAATGTATGTCCACATGGATTTATAAAATGACTAACAGGTTCATCCATACAAACAACACACATATTTGTAGTGTTCATCTTATTTATTTTCCTTAGTAGATAAATATACTTTTCAATATTCTTTCTTTCTGTAGCGTAATCTCTTTTAGCTTTTTTAAAATCTTCCAAACTTGATAATTTATGTGATAATTCTTTTATTTTATCAATTATTTCTTTAGTTTCTTCATAATCAATTGAAGATAAATTTTCTAAAAATACTATAAAATTATCTATTTTTTTAACATTTTCATTCATTTTTTCAATTTCTTTTTTAAGATTTTTTTCAGCATTATATAAATTTTCTTGAAACCCCTTAAATTCTTCAATAATACCTTTAACTTTTTGATATAATTCGTCTATTTCATAATTATTATACTTTTCTTCATCATAATCTTCTTCTTCAAAACTACTCCGTTTATAAATAAGGTCAATTACATTTTTCTTTATTTCTTTTACTTCAGAAATATATAATGGTTCTATATCACTGTACAATTGCGTTATATTATCTATACTACAATAATAGGCATCATTTTGATTTACTGTAAAAGGTAGTGGATTTGTAGCCCCTGTTTCAGTTTCAGAATAATTATTTGAGGGATGAAAATTATACATACTTAAAAGGTTATTTAGGTGTGGGACATCTACTTCAAGAGTATAATCATTTGTTGTGTTGTTATTTCCACTTTCCATTTAATAATATAATTCTATTATAGTATTTAAATATTTATTCTCTAAGTATATCCATTATCTTAAATTTTATTTTCGCACCTTTTATTTGTTTTAATTGAATTAACTTTTCTTTATATTTTTGAGGTATTTCTTTATAATAAAGTTCAGAAATATTATAAAAAGATGTTAACATTTTGAATAGTTCTTCATCGTTTGTTTTATCAATTTTTTCCATAAAAGGATCCAATACCTTTTCAACATAATTTGATAAGATACTTTCTTTTTCAAGGTGTGTAATTAAGATAGAAAAACCTATGATGTTATCAATATTCTTATTTTTCTTACATAAATCTTCATATGTATCTCCGTCGACAGTAAATTTGTTAAAGAAATTATCATAATGTTTTTCACATCTCTGAGTTATAATTCTTATTTTGTTTTTACATTTTATTTCTTTTAAAATAGATACATATAAATGGACATATCTATGATGAAGTATTGACTTTTCAATAATAGTTTCTATAATATAAGGTATAAGATGTTCTTTATTGATGAGCTTAACAATATCGGCTTTAATAATATCAAAATTGTTTACTGTTAATTTATTTACAAGACTATTGATATTTTTTATATTTTCTGTATCTTCATTTTGTTTCTTTCTATATTTCTTATTTTTTTGAACACCAATACGGTAATATTTTTTATTGGTTTCAATGGAATCTAAGAAATCAACGAGTGTTGATATATCTCTATTATTTTCTGATTTATATTCTTCAAATCCTTCTTTAAAGGATGAAGTTTGAAATAAATCAATAACTCTTTCGTAAGATGTCATATTAATTATTATAGTATAATATCCTTTATATTATTTATTTTATTCTTTTTTATCGGAAGCTCTATCAATAGTTTCATCTATAATTCCTTTTGCTTCTTTTTTTAATATATCAGTCACTTTTTCTGTATCAGGAACAATTGGTATATCTAGATTTTTGTCTTTAACATCTGATATTAATTCTGAGGCGCTATTTACGATTTGTTTTTGAGGATCGGGTAAAATTTGTTCAATCACTGTATCTTTTATTTTAAGATTCGCATTTTGTTCTTGAGCAAATTTTTTCATTTCACCTTGAAAATCAAACTTTTTCTTTTTATTTTCACCTTTTCCATTTGAAAACTCTTGATCTATTTGTTTTCTTTTAATACTTTCAACCGATTTTGAAAATATCTTATATGCACTTTGATGGTCTGGATAATCTTCATATTTTCCAGATAAACCAAAAAATTGCCAACCCTCTGTCTTTAACTGTTCAACAACCATTGAGTAGCTAAAGTAATTTTTATCAAGTGAAAACAATTGTAAGAATCCATTGCTTCCTGTAACAAGTAATGATATTGTCCAAGAAGTCCAGTAGCTTATCATATCAAAGTTTTTGGGTAGTTTAGCAGGATCCATTTGTCCCATCGAAAGGACAGCTGGTAAAAGTATACTACCAGTTGTTACGATAAATCTAAAAGCATTATAGTATCTTTTTGTTTCATCTCTTTTTTTTTCATAATATGTTATTTCATCCAAAAAACGATGTTTTAAGATGGCTTTATCATATGTCCTGTTTAGTTCTATATCATCAATAATACCAGATACGTTTTCTGAGAAAGTCATTATAAATATATTATATATAAAACATTTCAAATGATGCGTAAAATCTATCTGTATTAAATATTTAAAGATTTATATTATAACTAATAGCATTAAAATGGATAAAGAAGACATTAACATTAACATTAACAATTACAAATTGAAACTTAAGACTGAACAAGCAGGGGCTTTCCGTATACTCGTAGAGGCTCTAAAAGAAATTTTAACAGAAGCAAATTTTACATTTGATGAATCGGGTATAAAACTTATGGCGATGGATTCAACCCACACCATTTTAATTCATATGAAATTAGAATCTGATAATTTTGAATTTTTCCATTGTCCTAAGAAAGTAACTATTGGTGTTAATATGTCTAACTTTTTCAAACTTATTAAGACAATGGGTAACTCAGAAACTTTAACACTATTTGTAGAAAATGAAAATGAAAATAAATTGGGAATTATGATTAATAATAATGAAAAGAATTCACAAACAATATACAAATTAAATCTATTAGATATTCCTGATGATAATATTAGTATTCCACCTGCTGAATTTGAAACAGAATTGTCATTACCTTCTGGAGATTTCCAAAAGATAATAAGAGATATGGTAAATATTGGGGAAAATATTGAAATTAAGAGTATCGGTTCACAACTTATCTTAAATTGTGAAGGTGATTTTGCTTCACAAGAAACAACTCTAGGTGAAACAAATAATGGATTAAAGTTCAATCAAACTTCACCAGAGTCTTTACCAATTCAAGGGGAATTTTCTTTGAAATATTTAAGTCTTTTCACAAAATGTACAAATCTATGTAATCAGATCAATCTATACATCAAAAATGATTATCCTTTAATCATAAAATATGCTGTAGCTTCACTCGGAAATATAAAACTTTGTTTAGCTCCAAATACAGGTGGAGATTAATTATCAACAACGTGTTTTTTATATAATGAATTTTCTAAAATTAATTCTGATTTGTTCTTTTCTATAAATTTATTCTTATAATCTATTGTTTCTGAAAACCACACTTTTACAATATTAAATTCTTTTTTAGGAGATATTGATAAACCATTAATCTTATCATTATCATCTTTAAGTAATGTCTCAAGGACACATCTTAAAAAGATATTCTTCCACTCATCGATAACATTTTTAGAAGAAATTTTGAACGATAAACAACCGCCTAAACGATTACTGGGGTCTTCCCAGTTTGGAAATATACGGTTCTTCATAAGAAAAAACATTCCATTTTGATAATGATTTTGTTTAAATGTATCAAAGATAAGATGAACATCATATAAATCTTTCATACGAAATAGTTCTTTGTATGAAGACTTTCCCCATTTGTTTTCATTAATAGAATGATACCATAACGTCCATTCATTCTTGATATCAACACATTCCATCTTATATCAATATAATTTATTATAATGTTTTAAATAATTATATTAAATATATTATATTGATGTTCACTGATATTCTTAAAAAATACATGAATATATTCATAATCGTTTTGTATGTTTATATTCTTTACTCATACGATTTTAAAGAAAACATTCCACTACTACTTGTAGTAACAGGTATATTTATTTACATAATATACAATAATAAAAATGGAGCCTTCTCAGGAGATATAATAGAAGGTGGTCAAGATGGACCAAGCGTTGCGCCCACTGACGAGACTACCACTGCCGAGGCTACCGCTGGTGGAGATGCTGCTGGAGGAGATGCTGCTGGAGGAGATGCTGCTGGTGGAGATGCTGCTGGTGGAGATGCTGCTGGTGGAGATGCTGTTGGTGGAGATGCTGCTGGAGGAGATGCTGCTGGAGGCGGTCGTTCTATTAATCTTGTAGATAGTCAAAAGTTTCAAGAATTATTAGATACTGTTAGAGAACTTGAAGGGGAACTTCGTGAAATGGATGAAGAAGGGACATTAGGTACAAATAGTAATAAAATTTCACAACTCTTTAACCTCTATTTAGAAATAGACCCTAATTTTTCAGTTAATAATATAGGCGGTTCTATGGTAACACCAAATATAAATGTACCAGAACTACCTTCCGACTTATCTTTAAATGGACAACCTATAAACTTAAATTTAGATTTAGGTAATATCAAGATTCCAAAAGATTTATTTGAAAAGGCTAAAATGAATGAAATGAAAAAATTAAAGAAAAGAATAAGAGATTTAGAAAGTAAGGTAAATTCGATGGATCAAGAAGAACACGTTGGACTGTTACAAGAAAGAATAATGGATATTGAGATAGAAAATGATAAATGGGAACAAAAAGATATTGAAGAAAGCGAAGAAAATACTGATAACTTAAAAGCACGTAAAGTAAGGCATTTCGCAGAATATAAAACAACAACACCAATGGGAATGTATGATGGTTTATGTTTTGATCATCTTAAAAAAGAAAATGTGTATGGTTTAGCAGATGAATCAGAAGTAAATACATTTTTAGGAACAAGTATCCCTCTAAAAGTAAAGAGGGCTGATAACTCAAAATTAGAAAATGGTCCAACTGTAGATGGTAATGAAAATACACCAAAAAGAATGAATATGTTAGAAACAAATAAAACATCTATATCTTGTTGCGAAGATTCGCCTTATTTATCTAATAACGGCTGCGTTTGTTTAACATCAGATCAAGAAGATTACCTTGTTAATAGAGGTGGAAATCACGTTGACTAAATTATCTCCCAATCATCCTTTGATGTATAGCATCATATGTGCTAAAAGCACTTTGATCAGATTGTTGTAATCTTTTTACCCGTTCTTCTTCTCTTTTCTCTTCCATTATTTGAATTTTTTTTTGTTTTTCTAAATCTTCTTGAGACATTTCGTATGAAATACTTTTACGTTCTGTATTAGCCTGTCTTATTGTTTTACTACGATGAGAAATATCAACCGAAGATACATCTATCAGATGACTATTAGAAAAAGCATCACGATAGTCTCTGTATTGTAATCCCGAACTACTTTCACCACTAAAATCATCTACTTTATCATCTCCTAATGTAACTAAACTATCTTTTCCTCTAAAGGAAATAGAAACTTGGGGTCCTTCATAGTTTACTATCTCCCCTTTCATTTGTTTTTTCTTTTTTTCTTGAAATTTTTGATGGAAATTATTTTTACTTACATCACCTCTCTCTATTTTATCACTTGTAAGTTGATTTTCTTTTATCCATTTTTCATACCCACTATCAAAGTTATTTTCTTGACGATTTTCTTCATATATTTTATTAAAAACATTTCTATCGAATTTATCTGATAAATTAACATTCTTTCTATTATCAGACATCTGATTACGCGTAAATTCTTCATTTTCTGTCTTTAAATCATTGTGGGATTTACGACTATCTTTTTCTCCTAATTTTTTAAGTAAAAACTGATATGCCTGTGTTATTTTTCTAAAATTTTCAGCATCTCCACCTTTATCTGGATGATGTTTTAATGCTAATTTAAGGTATCCCTTTTTTAAAGAATTCTCATCATAATTTTTATCTAATTCAAATAATTTTAATATAAAATCTAGTTTTTCATCATTTTTCATTTGTTTTTTATGTGGTTTCTTTGTCACAGTTTGTTTAGGTGTTTCCCTGGTATTAAGTCTTGCGAGTCTATTTATTTGATTTTGCTGAGATTCAATTATTTTTTTTTGTTCTTCAATATATTTTGTATATTCTTCACTAATTTCATTACTTTGTGAATTACCCATTATAATATATATAGTTCTACAAAAAATTTTTTAATATAACATATATTAAATGATAGCTGCTGCTTGTGCGCCATGTATAGTAGGGACTTTAAAAGTAGGAGCGACTGCTTTAGCAGGGGCTATTGGATATTCAAAAGTAAGAGATAGAAAATTTAAAAAGCCTAAAAAGAAGGTTAAAAAGACTAAAAAGAAGGATACATCAAAAACAAAGAAAGGAGGTGGTAACAGACATACCAAAAAACAAAAAGAATTTATAAGAGTTTGTCGTCGTGTTGAAAAAAACAAAGTATTAAATCCTAATATGAGAAAATTAGATTGCGAGAGTATGCTTGACCACGGTCCTAAAGAAATATCTTGGATGAAAAATTGGTATGAAGATGCCCTCAAAAATAAAAAATTAGATTGGAATAAATACAATAAACATTATTCTAAAAAGAAAACAAGAAAGAAAAGTAAAAAACGTAATAAGCGTAATAAGACACGCAGAGTTAGAATGAAGAAGTAATTTAAAGTTCCCTTTGCCATGGTTCTACATATCCCATTTCCAAGAAACCAAAGATATCTTTTTCTGTTTTAATCTTTTCACCATTTGGATCTACAACCTTTTTTTCTTCTGTAAGTTCTTCAAGGTTATACTCATTAAGAGTATATCCCTTTGTGTTTGCTTCTTGCCTCATCATTTGATTAAATTCTTTTGATCCTGTGAAGTACAGGATCGCAAATGGATATTCTTGCGGAGTAGTATACATAATGTCGATGCGCCTACCGACACCATCTCTACCTACCTTACTAATACCGTTATACTTCTTCCTTCCAAAAGCAAGGTCTTCAATGAGATAGGCATCTTTCTTCAGCTTGTTTACAAATCGCGTATACACTGTTTTGTCTTTTGAAGTAATGAGGACATCAATATCTCCACTATCCTTCCTTCTTCTGCGGTATGAACCAGCAATTGTAAGTTCTGCCTCTTTATCTACTTTCTTCAATACGTTTTTCAAAAGTGTTTCATGCTTTTGAATTTCTTCAAATGGAATCCTCTTCAAAAGGTCTTCATAATGACGTAGTCCCATTATTTGAACATTGTTCAAGACTTCACCTTTCTTCTTGATGTTTCTGAGATCTTGAATACATGTGTAGCCAGCAGAAACAAGTTCTTTTGCTTTCTTTGGTCCTACACCGTGAATCTTCATAAAATCTTCTCTAGGATCTTTGATATTCTTTATCTTTTCATAGATGGATGTTGTCCCTGTTTTCTTAATGTCATCAATCTTCTTGTATAGACTATCGCCAACGCCTCTGATAGATTTGATATTGTGTTCTGTAAGATCTATATCAGAGTTCATCTTTTTGAGACCTTCAATAACCTTCATATAGGATGATGCCTTGAACTTTTGTCCATTCCTTTTCTCATACTCTGAAACTTCTTTGAAAATCTTGATGATGAGTTTTATCTTTTCGGTAGATACTTCGTCCGGCTCATCCTTGATAACTACATCATCCCTTATCCTCATATACCTCGCAAATCGTGGTTTTCCAGCGGCGGTCCGACCAGAGTGAGTGATAGTGATTACTGTTCCAACTGGATGTGTTTCCTTGTAGTTTTCACGGACAGCGTCATCCATACCGGAAACGGTATACTCGTGGTTCTTATCTTTGTCAATGAGATGGTATGTATCCATGTTCTTGAGAGGTTGACATACAAATCCACCAAGCAGACCTGTATACTTTCCCTTTCCTTCACTGTAATCAACAATGATACCTTCCTCATCAAAAGAAGGCTTCAGCTTTAGCATGAGAGATGAACGTCCGTCGCAATAGGCAGATTCTCCTTGTTTAATCATGATGCCTTCTCCTCCTTTTTGAGTAATCTTTTTGTATGCTTCCATCATTTGTTCTTCAGACTTTATCTTGGTTTGAGGGGCGAAAACCAGAGGACACTCTAGTTCATTGAATGGTTCAGGAAACTTCTTACGGATGATCTTCCACCTTGTCTCATTGTCCTTTACTACTTTCTTTAAAATCCTAATCCTCTCAGAGAAAGGCTTATCAACATCGGGAAGGTCGTAAGCCATAAACTTAACAGGGATCCAATCTTCGTCTTCAGGCTCCTTCCTTCTTACTACTCCCATGTGTTCGAAGTTTTCTCTTCCCACCCAAAGCTCACCATCAATGCGGAATTTAGGTGGCATCGCAAACTTAAACCAATCTGGAGATATGAAGAGCTTCATCGCACGAGAGTAAAATTCTTGATCGTCGTCCATCCACTGAGCCCTGTATCCATCGAACTTTTCAGACCAATACCGCCCGATAGGTGGGGGAGGTCCTGTAGCAGATGTGGGAAAAGGCATCCCAGGATGATAGTCTGTTGCAAGCATGTATGCTTTCTTCATCTTATCTTTGTTAGTATTTTGTTTCTATGATATCTTTAAACTTTTTTCAAATTTGAAAGATAATTGAAGAAACAATTTAAATAGTCTAAACATTGAGAAAAGATGCCCTGTAGTCATTGTGGTGGAGCTGGTCACACATATGTAAGATGTCCTCAACTCACCTCCGAACAGATCAAAGAGAAGAAAGAAGCCATTAAGAAAGAAAAAGAAGAAAAAATCAAAAGAAAGATGATGCGTGAGAGATCTATTGAAGTCTACAAAAACAGAGATTACACCTTCGTGAACAATAACATGTATGAAGTAGCCGTATATTGGGCATTTTCCAACATACCCGAAAACGAACACAAAGAAAGAGACCGCTTTATCAGAACTATGTATATCCCTGCTATGGAGTCAAAAACTATACAACTTTGTAAGATTTATAGAATATCTATCTTTCCAGTTCTAGAAGTCCCTTCTCAGAGGATACCTGGAGATGCGAAGAAGGTTATTCTTATCAACAATGAGTATCCAAACCTCTTCAAACTCTTAGATATTGAGCTAATACACTATCCCGATACAACATGGGAGATCAAAAGAGAATACAATCCTCCTAAATCAGAACTTGATCAGTGGAAAGAATTTGGACTTAAGTCCCATTATCTTCTTAAAGAAATTGAGAAGATGACGGGTGGTGGAAAATGCAAAATATATGAAAATCTGGAGCCTTTTATGGATATGATTCAAGACATACAGTTACCAAATACATGTACAGAACATGATAAAGAAATGGCAGGTATCCCTTCTGCCCTAACAAACATCACATAATTTAATTTATCTCATTCGCTGCTTAATATCTTTTAATTCATTTTTTAAATCCGCGAAATCATTTTTTATATTCGCTTTTAATTCATCCACGCTACCTTGAATGTGAATTATATCGTTTGCCATAATATCAATAGTATTCACTTTTTTTTCTTGAGCCTCTACTTTTAATTCTAATGACTTTAGTGTTTGAGCAGTTGAACCATAATTTATTAACATACTTCCTGCTCCCATACAAACTGCAAAAATAGGGGCTAATTGTTGAAAGTTAACACTCATGTTTCAGACAAAATGTCTTATATATTATATACAACATTTAAATAGACTTAAAAACATGTTAAAAATAAATAAAAACTATGAGGGGTCCTTTTTTATATTCAATTATAATCTGTTTTGTATATGCTAATATAAAGACATACTTAGAGAATAAACAGAAATTTGCGAGTATTTTTGATTCAATTAACGGAATAAATAAAAAAATAGAAAATGTAGAAGTATTTATCAATAGAAAAAGGGTTCAATTTAAAAATGATAAACAATTTATTAATAGGTCAAATAGTTTTAATAGTTTAGATATAGATAATAATAGTTATTCTTCAGGTGAAAATTAAAACATCATCATTTCATCTTCTAAACTTACTTTGCCACCCATTCCAGGACTAGGGTGTCTATCTGAATTTAATGGTTTTTTTCTCACCTCAAACCGATTATCATTATGAATTATTAATATTTGAGGTTGCCTGTATTTATCATCACCACAATCCCTATGTTCTCCAAAAGCTCTAGACATCCCTACATCAACTCTCCATAATCTATCATTATAAATAGCATTGAGATATTTACCATCCATAAACTGAGGTGTGTGGGCTATTACCATACCTTTGGCAGGTTGAACCAATTTATTTTTATGATTAATAGTTTCTAATAATCTATTAAAGTTTCTTTCCGTGTTTTCAGAGTCATCGTCTTCGCCGAATATTCTACACCAAAATGGAGACATATCATCATCATCTCTAAATATTTCATCAAAAATTTTATCTTCTGTTTTATCTGTCTTTTTTAACATCCATTTAGATACGATATTATTTATTTCGGTTATACTATATTTATCGGCTAAATCTAAACTTATCCCACCATGTACAAAAATATAACTACCTACCATCATAATAGATTTCTTTTTACTGGCATATAGTTTTGATATATTTCCACCTCGTTCAAAAGCTTTTGTCCTATGGTAATATCCATTAGGATAGCCGTCGCTTGTCATCTTCTTATTTCTTTCATTTTGAGGGACAAATTCAAGGAACTCTTTTGGAGAGACATATCTAAAATCTTTATCAATATTCATTAACTCATGATTGCCTAAAAGTCCTAAAACTCTCCCCCCAAAACGTCTAGCTTCTTCATCTAAACGTAATAATAATTTAACAATAGCCATATTACTACCTTCGTCTTCAATTACATCATTAAAATCTTTAATACAATTTTTATCCCAATCATCTGGACGACATCTGTCAATTTGATCACCCAATTGAACAATCCATGTCTTACCACCCGTCCAATGAATATTATCTACATTTTGAGGAGTAGATGATTGAGGTATAACTTCAGCCAATTTTAAGGCAGCAAGTGTAACATGTAAATCCCCATGTAAATCTCCTATAGCTACTAGTCTTTCGACAGCAGGATACATACCAATAAGATCATATTGAGGGTTTAGTTTTTTTACTTCTTCTTTATGTTCTTGAGAGTATGTTTGTTTTATAACATTTCTTTCATGTGTTTCAACTGCTTCTTTCTTTTCTATTTTTGTTGTTGGTTGAGACATACGTCTCTCTCTTTGTACTTTTGGAGGACCACTGTTATTTTTTACTATATTCTTTTGCATGTTTCCTGATACAGACATTCTACGGACAGCTACTGATTTCACCCCACCACTCTCTTTTTTTTTACCGTAACTTTTTAATTTCTTATGTAACCATATATGTAATATTTTTAATAAATCCTGTCTTCTGTATTTTTTTATATCATCAAATTCAATAAGTTTATATTTTAAACATATACTTATAATTTCTTTATCAGATAATTTATTAAAATCAATATCATTTAATTTCATAATTAATAGACAAATTATAAAAAATATGATATTTATACTCGCTGCTTTCTATCCTTTCTCTGTTTTCTATTTACATTTCTTCTTGATGTAGCCCTTCTTGCTGTAGCCCTTCTTGCTGTAGCCCTTCTTGCTGTAGCCCTTCTTGCTGTAGCCCTTCTTGCTGTAGCCCTTCTTGGTGTAGCCCTTCTTGGTGTAGCCCTTCTTGG